ATACTATCACAAAGTTATTGACGTACAAAAACCTGATGAAGGTATCAAAGAAGTAAGATATATTGACTCTCTCAAGTTGAAATTGATGAGAGTGCAACCAAAAAATGAGAAAGGTGCTAGAGGAGCAGAGGGAATACCTGTTTTACCATACTCAGGCACAGAAACAATAAAAAAAGACACTAAAATACAAGAATTTTACACATATTACCCTCAAGGAATGGCACAGAAGTATGGTTCTGTGGCAGGTAAAGG